AGGGGAACCTGTAAGGCCCCATCGACGATCAAACTTATTAAGCAACACTTTGAGCGTTTTGAATCGCTGTGTTTGCGTATTTTTCATGTACGAAATTTCGTCAACGACAAGAATATCAAATGGCCAAGTTTTACCGTTGAATCTTCCACTAAGCCAATTGAGGCCTTCAAAATTAATAACGTAAATGTCATGAGGACGTTGTAAGACTTTGTCTTTCTTTGCGCCATGCAAAACTCCTACTGATAAGTCCTTAAACTGCTCCCACTTTAAAACTTCTTTTGGCCATACGGCATATGCAGGCCTAAGTGGTGCAATGACTAACATGCACTTTGCCATGCCTTTAAGGCGTAAAACCCTAAATGCTGATAAGACAGTTGCCGTCTTGCCTAAGCCGGGGTCGAGCCAAAGAGAGCCTGAACCTCGAGATAGTAAAAACTTTACTGCCTCTTTTTGATACTCATGCGGTTCCCAAAACATCGTCTATGCCCTCTTTAGAATCTATAACATATACTTCATGATGCTCTTGTCGCAGTTGGTGGTGTGTTTGCTCTTGCAATGCCGACAGTTTGCCGCCAGGCCTTTTAAGCTCGACCCAAATCACACGGCCATTCTTACGAATAACAATTCGATCGGGCCAACCGCGCTTATACCTGACATTTAGCTTTAAGGACAAAATATTAAGTTCTTTGCAGCGCTTTGTGAAATAGTTTTCAAGGTCTCGTTCAAGCAAAACTCTTACCGGCTGTTTCATATCATTCCAATACCGACGTTTGACCTGTAGTTTACTTACCATTGGCAAGGCCCGCCATTGTTTTTTCTAAAATGGCACCAACGACAAGCATAGGAAGGGTTGGGAGCAAAGATGTCATCATTTTCAATTTTCATAACTTTTTCAGTGACCCATGCCTGCAAGCCAGGCAATGCATCACGTGTAACAATACCATAGCTTTGACGTTTTTTACCATCAACGTAGCAAATTTCCATTGACACACGGCCAATGTTTGGATAGATCGTCAATAGAATGGTTGCATAAAGCTTAAGCTGGTCTTCGTAGTCACGCTCTTTGCCAGTCTTCCAATCCAAAACATGCGCGCCATTTGCATCTAAATACACAGCATCAAAAATACCTCTAATCCACGCCTTGGCGTCCAAGAATTGACAAGGAAACCAGTCGCGAGTAATGGCAAATGAAACTTCTGATCGCGTATTTTTTGATGCCAACTCTTGAACATAGTCGTACCAATACTCAAATTCAGGCACTGGTGTTTTAGGTTCTTTTAATGCCATTTCAAATAGCGTATGCACAAGCTTGCCACGCTCGGCAGCATCACCCGATGGCTCTTGTAACTTATCAATCCTTGTAAGTTTGTATTTGAAAGGGCATTGCTCGTAGGTTTTTATCGATGAATGTGAGAAAGCCATTATGCTTTGCCTTGATTAGTTTGCATAACTTTAAGTTGCGCCTGCGCCAACCGCAATTCCGTAATGGTTAATGTTGCGTGTTCTAACGCGGCGTTATAATTATTATCGAGCACAGCTTGCTGTATGCCAGTAAAATGCTTTGCAGCTTTAAGATAGTAGTCAATATAGTCGGTCTTTGTATCTACTTTCATGATTGCCCCAAGTTAAAAGGATTATGCCAAGTGACTTTTTTGTTTTTAGTTGGTACTACTATTTCCGCTGCAGTATAGCCATAGGCCCAGCCATGTCGCTTTGATACGGTTGACTGTCGTTTGACTCGTTTGCGTACAATCTTTCCTTCATCTAACAAAGGCCATAACGAGTTATGAATGGTCTTTGCTGATATCTTAAGCTTTTCTGCTAACTCAAGCGCAGTGATCGGCGTAGAACGTTGTTGTAAATATTTAAGACATGCTTGCGATCTATCCGACATTGCAGCTTTTCTTAATCGCGTTACACCTATAACCATGTACTTTTCTCCAGTAATATATGCTTAATATGTGCTGGCACTTTAGGAAGTGGCGCCCATGCCACAGCCCAATCATCCCAAGTTCCTACAACGCACACACCTCCAGGATTTAATAACAGTAGCTTAACGCCTAGAGGTGGCTCTTGTTCCTGAGCCGTGCGCCATGAAGCTTCACCCGCGAGGTAGTCTTTCATGTCCTTGCTCGGATTGCTTGCGCGGCCACCTTTGTAATGTCTGACGCATATTCAGGATGTACAGCAAGCACATCGCACACCTTCGCACACGCCTCGCGTTCATGCTTAGCGACAAGGGCAGCGAAGCGTGTTACAGAATTTAATGGCTTTTCGTCAGATCCGTAAGCTAATCCAGCCTCTCGCGCCATGCGGATGATGTCTTCTCTATCCGGCGGGTCGGCTTTTATCACGAGGCAATCCGGCCAGCCGTGAATGCGGTGGTCAACGTGAGCCACCGGCTCTTGCTCTGTCTCCAGTGCTTGGCGTAGTGCGGCGATGGCTTGCTTTCTACTAACAAGCCCAGCATGACTTATTGGATCACTCTCCAACGCCTCAAGCGCCTGCTTCATAGCTTCTCTGCTCATTCTGCCCTCTTCAAATACTCGTTAACTGCTTTTTGGATAACAACTTCGATCTCCTCAAACATTTTTTGAATCTTATCGGGTAACGCTTGGTAATACCCCATCTCCCAAAGAATACGATCATCTTTCCAGTAGTTATAAACATTCAATATTCCTTTTTTTGGAATATCGTAGAACCGTCCCCAACCGTGAATCTCTTCGTCACCGTAAAATTCCCTTGACTGGGGACATTCAAGATATGCTTCGTAGCAAATTTGATGTAGTTTTTTAGCGTTCATCATTCAACTCCAAAATGTTGTTTCATCCATTGGTATCTTTGTATTCTTGTTCTTACTCATGCTCGATCCCCCGCATGTTGTTTCCATGTTTCTTTCTCCTTCATACGTTGTTCGTACACTTCCATTAACAACTCTGCTGCTTCTTTAATTTTGAACTTTTCGTTAGTACAGTAATCAGGCAAGCCCTCTGCGTAACCCTCAAGCCATGCGGCGAGCATGGCGAACCTATGCGCGGGGCTCATTCTTTTTTCTCCTTATGTGTATTGACCCGTGTTACGCCTTGCGTTGATGAAGGATATAAATACTGACGTTGGTCGATGGTCATGTCATACCCATGCTGTAAAGCCTTTACAAGCCTTGGTGTTAAAGCAGTAAAAGACTTAGGGGTCGGTTCATCAGGACAGATCGTGAAAGTGTAAGGTAATTTAGCCATTACCTACCTCGCTTTTCTCTCCATTCAATATCCGTGCAATCTNNCGATATACCAACGTGCTTTGCGTAGATCCTCAACTTCTTTACCTTTGTCAGAACTGCGCCAGATATATTTAATAGCGTTACCTTTATTGAAATTAAAATGTTCGGTAACTTCAATGCACTCCACCCCTGATGGGTGCGAGGTGTAATGTTTGGGATGATTGACAGGATCATGTTTCATAGTGCTTTCCATCCTTTCACCTCATTTGTCCAAACTCTTTTCCATAATTGCCTAGTAACAAGTTCAGCGTTAGCGTCGAGCAGTTCTGCTGTCTTATATACCTTGCGTAGCGCCATCGGCCCCGGCCCTACCCATCGGTGCTTATCTGAATGATGTGGGTAGTAAGGTATACCTTGTAGTATAAAGACAGGTTGCGCTTCGGTTTCTGCTGCTTTGTTGAGATTCATTGCGCTCATTGCTGTGTACCTAATAATTCTGGCCAATATTTATATTCAATATGTGTGTAAGGGATGTGAGGCAAGGGCATTTGCTTTTGGTGATACGTATGGCAGTCTTGCGCATCTTTTGACGTGTCATATACCTTGCTGCAATCCGAGCAAATATACCGTGTGATCTGCATTGTCTTCATATAAGATCCTTTCCACTTTCGGCAAAAATCTTTCTCCAGAACGCCCACTTTTGTTGATAAAAAGGATCCTCTGATGGGGGTACCCACTTAGTTTGCTTTTGCTTGCCGCGGTGCTTTTCAATAGGCTCATTCTCAAACTCAACGGCGCCTCGCAAATCATACCGTGTTATAGTCTTTGGTGCGTTAACGGTGCGCCATCTTGCCATTACATCTGCGCCGCTCTTCCACTTGTGTACTCTCTGTTCCATAGTCATAAGCTCCACTATTTAGTTTCTTGATAAGAATTGCCAACTTTATAATCCGAGACCATAGGCACGTCCATGACCAAAGCATTGCACATGGCGTTGACTAAACACTCAGCCTCACGTTCAACGGCATCCTCCGGCGCTGATATAACCAACTCATCATGCACGGATAAAAGCAATCGACTGCCATTGCGTGTCTTTTGAAATAACAACATGGCAGCTTTAGCTTGATCCGCAGCCGAGCCTTGAATTAACAAATTTACGCCTTTATAATCAAACTCGCGCAAACGGCCATTGATAATCTTTGGTGGCTCCATCTTTACCCAACGATTGCCAATGGTGCGTATGGGCTGACCTAGCTTATAGCGAGTCCGCATAGTGTCTTGCATCATTTTTAGACCTGGCGCCACAGCTGTTGTATAGGTATCCATCAACGTACGGGCAAGGTCTAAATCAATCTCCAACATTTCACTAATCTTTTTTGGGCCTGCGCCATAAAGGATAGCAAAGCTAACGCCTTTTGAATACGTACGGCTGACCTCACGGCCTGAAGCCTCGGTCATCATCTTGGCTGCGTAGGTATGCAAATCAGCTCGAGCATCCTGTTGATACTGTTGCATAAGATTGCCACCTTCAAAGTGAGCAAAGATACGCAGCTCCTGCGCATTAAAGTCACACGCAATAAGCTTATGCCCTTCATCGGCTAGGATGAAACTTCGAATAAGCGGGAGGGGCTCGACTTTGAGGTCTTCAGGGAGTTGTACTTTCGGGTAACGGATAGGTGCATTTTGAAAATTGGGTATGGAAGAGAGTCGTCCGGTTCGGGTGCCCCCACGTTCACCTCGAACACTGTTCCAGTTTGTGTAGATTCGACCTGTAAGTCGAGAAGCTTCCAACCATGGTTCAATGAAAGTCGACAAACATGTTGATAGGTTGGCTCTATATCTAAGAGTGTTTTTGAGTCCTTCATGTGTAAGTATCTCCGATAGTGTTTCTTTGTCAGCCCGTGGTTGGCCTTTGTCTGTTTTAGGCCATCCGTTTTGTTTGAGCCAAAAGTCTGTGGGATAAATAGCTTCAACCAGCTGCGCATCGCTGTCCACATTTAACTCAGGAGACTTTAACAATGCACGAACC